CTGTATCACAACATTAATTCAATAAATGAGATAAAGTATAGACTCTTTTTACCTATGGAGATTTTACCAATGAAAAAGTTAGTTTTAGTTACAGCATTAAGTTTAGTTTTATCTGCTTGCGGTAGTGGTGGAGGTGGTGGCTCATCAGCATCAAATCCTAATAAGGAAGCTACTCCACAGTCCCCATCTAAAAGTGAAACTAAGTCAGATACTTCATCTCAAAATCAAGTAAAAGGTGCTTTATCTAAAGTTTCGGCAGATTTACAAGAGCAAGTAAAAGCACTTAAGCAAATTAATGTTGATGGTAGAATCATTGAGTTAGCCCAAGAGCCTATCGGTTTTATAGAAAAAGATTTAGATAATGGCAAAAAAGGAAAAGCCTATAACTTAGCTTATTCTAGTATTGGTTATGTGTTACCTAAAGATGTAAAAACGGATGAATATGGACGAGTAATTGATGAGCGAGCTTCTGCTAATGATGTCGGTATATTTGGACTAGCAACCAAATTCCAAGATTTACCAAAATCCGGAACTGCACACTACTCTGGCGTATCATTTGGTGCAAACAGTGAAGGTAAATTAACACTTACTGCTGATTTTGGTGACAAGAAAGTAAATGGCTCAATTACTGAAAGAAAGCTATTATCTAATAACCAAGCATTATCTTCTATTAACTTATTATCTGCCCCTATCAGTCAAACCAAGTTTGCTGGTGAAGAAATACATTTTGCCGGCATTGCTCAAGCCAACGTAGAAGGTAACATTGTTCAAGCTCCTTATGGCGGTAAATTTATGGGGCCAAAAGCGGAAGAAGTTGTTGGTTTCGTTGCCGATGATCATAATGACCCATATGAAGTATTTGCTGGTCAAAAATAATTTTTAATGTATGATTGACAAGGTCGCCCTAAAAGTATAGGATTTATGCAATCCTTGCGATTAGTGCAAGTGCATTACGCAATACTATTTTTATAGCCCTGATTGGTTCAGCCAGTCGGGGCTTTTTTGTTGCCCCGAAAAAGTGGGGTGGAGTATGAATACAATGCCTGAAAAGAACCCTGATATATATACGCAGGCTTGGAATTATTTTGCAATGTTTGTCAGCAATCATAGCAGTTTTATTTGTGCTGTTATCATTGCTTTTTTTACGTCTATTACCAAGTCATTTTTATACGGCAAAACCGACACACCAAAGCGGGTCTTTGCAGAAGCGATTCTGTGTGCGGTGATTGCCGGTTCGTTGCGTCCGATTTTAATCTATTTTAATGCTGATGTTTCCTTAATTACCCCGATTGGTGCCGGTATCGGACTACTAGGGACAAGTGCTATTCGTCAAATGATTTTGAAATTCCTCAATAAGAAAGCAGGAGTTGATGATAATGTTAATTAGCGAAAGAAAATTTAAACAAGTATTCCCCAGTGCGATTGACGGAATTTATGCCGAAATTGCCAAACACATTGAAAAAGCCGGTTGCAAGACGAAAGAGCAGCAAGCAATGTTTTTGGCTCAATGTGGCGTAGAGTGTGCTGGTTATAAAACCTTTGAAGAGAATTTGAATTATTCCGCTACGGCATTATTAGCCACATTTCCGAAATATTTTACCCAACACAATGTTGTGCTTTATGCCCGAGATAAGCGTGCGATTGCTAATCGGGTGTATGCAAATCGAATGGGTAACGGCAATGAACAAAGTGGCGATGGTTGGAAATATCGTGGGCGTGGGCTGATCCAGATTACTGGTAAAGCGAATTATATTGAGTTTGCGAAGTGGGAGGGGTTGCCAAGCTTGGTGACCAGTCCTGACCAAATCACAGATAACCTTGCTCTTACGGTGCAGGTGGCGGTATGGTATTGGCAAAGTCGCAAATTAGCAAGTTACGGTAGTGACATTCTAAAAGTAACCAAGCTGATTAACGGCGGCACTCACGGGCTATCACAACGCACGAACTATTATCAACGATTAATGGTGGCATAAATGAGTAAATATATTTATCTCGTAGCCACCATTTTGATTTTGGGCTTGTGTGGTTGGATTTGGCAGCAGTCCAAGCAGATTAATACCTTAAGAGCCGAAAACCAAACGCAAGCCCAAACCATTGAGCAGCAGCAAAAAGCCAATCAACGGCTTGCTGATAAGCTCGAACAAGAGCGACAAGCGGTCGAAAAAATCCGAAAAAGTGCAAATGAAATGCGAAACAAAGTGGAGATTGTTCAAAATGAGATTAAGTCAATCCTTGCCCAAGACAGTTGTGCTAAAGCTGATTTGCCTAATGGCGTTGCTGATAGCATTAAGCGGTTGCACAGGCAGAACAATCACAAGCACTGAATATTTGTATCCGCCGGCGGCTTACCTTGTGCCGTGCGAGCGGACTGAATTTAGCGGCAATACATACGGCGATACGGTTGAGTATCTGATAAAAGTGATGGGAGAGCGTGATTTGTGTGCTAACCAAATCGACCGTATCAGAGAATGGCAAGCACAAACCAAACAAGGTTTTAAATAGCTTGGCGGATTAAGCCGCTATGACATATGGGAGCGTAACAGCTCCCTTTTTTATTGTACCGCATTACTTAGTTATGCTTTTGGTTATATCAAGACCATAACTAAGCAATGTGTTCTATTAACATAAGGATTATTTATGATTGTGAAATTGAAATTAGGTGCGGTAGTTGTGCTATCACAAGTTAAACAAGCCACCATCGCATACGCTGGATCAGAGGCATACCAAACAGCTATTGAGCAAGCCAAGAAAGGTTTACTTGATGAAGACAAAGGTAAACCATTTGAAACTGTTCTTCACTTCCCTGCTGTGTATGCCGATGAAGATGGACAAGAAGAAATTTGCCCTGAACAGATTGCAACTACAGTACGTTCAGATAATGTAAGTGGTGAGCCTGTTGCAGTGGTATTAATCCCAGATGATAACGTAGTTGGCGAGTTACAGTCTATTTTCATTTATAAGACAGATTATGCAGAAATTTTTACTGACAATGGTGTGAAATTAAGTGCAGTAAGAACAAGTCCAGCTCCTCGTTAATTTTGTAAAAGGTACTCCCGAGGGGATACCCCTTTCCACGGGGTTGCGGCAGCGTGGTTTTCGGCAATTTTTTGAGTTTCTAGGCATCATCATCTTCCTATGATGTTGCTGTTTTTTAGGCGGTTTTGATTTTTAGGATTTGAGCAAATGGACAACTTATTTGATCTAAAACTTAACATCAATCAGATCGCCGAACTCACAGGATTGCACCGCCAGACGGTATCTCAGCGAGTCGCTGGGTTAAATCCAGCACTCGGTAGTAATAGCAAATTAAAACTCTATGCTCTGCGTGATTTAATCCTCACCGGGTTGGCGGAAAAGATGTCGGCAGATGTCGATAGCCTATCACCTGCTGATCGTCGTGCGTGGTTCCAGTCGGAAAACGAAAGACTAAAATTTGAAAAAGAAATTGGCGAGCTTATCCCAGCAAGCGAAGTGGCTCTTGAAATGTCAGCTTTAGCAAAAACGGTAGTACAAGCCTTAGAAACCTTGCCTGATATTTTAGAGCGAGACTGCGGATTGCAGCCTAAAGATTTGATACGAGTGCAGCAAGTAACTGACGATGTACGAGACCAAATGGCATTACATATCCAAGAAGTTACCACTGACACGGAGAATGAATAATGTTTGCTAGTGCTAAAGAAATTCGACGTGATATAGCAAATGCCATAAAAGCACCTCGGCGAATGAGAGTGTCAGAAGCAGTAGCGGAATATATGCGTGTACCACTTGGCGGAGGCAACTCGGTCAAATGGGATAAGCACACCGCCGCCTATATGTTAGAACCGATGGACTGCCTCAATAGCCGAGAATACGATGCGGTGATTTTTGTCGGCCCGGCACGAACGGGTAAAACCATCGGCTTGATTGACGGCTGGATAACCTACTCAATTATCTGCGATCCGTCTGATTTCCTGTTGGTGCAACTTACCCAAGAGAAAGCTAGCGAACATAGCCGAAAACGGCTTGACCGCACATTCCGCTGTTCGCCCGAAATTGCCAAGCGGCTAAGCCCACGCAAAAACGATAACAATGTCCACGACAAGTATTTCAGAGCGGGCAACTTGCTCAAAATCGGCTGGCCGTCTATCAATGTGCTTTCTTCATCGGACTACAAATATGTTGCTCTGACTGACTACGACCGCTGGCCGGAAGATGTGGACGGAGAGGGCGACGGTTTCTCGCTTGCCTCAAAGCGGACGACCACCTTTATGTCAGCAGGAATGACTTTGGTGGAGAGTTCGCCCGGTAAAGATATTGTTGATCTCAAACATATCCCGAAAAGCACCCACGAGGCTCCACCGACTACCGGTATTTTAAGCCTCTATAATCGAGGTGATCGCCGTCGGTTTTACTGGCAATGCCCCGACTGCTCCGAATACTTCGAGCCGTCAATGGCAAATATGGTCGGCTACCGTGAAGACAGTGATTTTGTCAAAGCCAGCGAAAACGCACGGTTACAATGCCCTCACTGCCAAACCCTGATTGCCCCCGAACTCAAACGAGAGCTAAATATCAAGGGCGTATGGCTCAAAGAGGGGCAAAAAATTGATGCAAGCGGTCAAATTAGTGGCGAAAGTCGCAAATCCCGTATTGCCTCCTTTTGGCTTGAAGGGCCAGCGGCAGCCTACCAAACGTGGGCGCAGCTCACCTACAAACTGCTCAATGCCGAACACGAATATGAAATGACTGGCAGTGAGGAAACCCTCAAAGCGGTAACAAATACCGACTGGGGGTTACCTTACTTACCACGATCTGCATTAGAACAACGCCGTTCTGATGAGTTGATGGAACGCCGAGAAGAAGTAGAAGAGAAAACTGTACCAGCTCAATGTCGCTTTATTGTGGCGGCGGTGGACGTACAGGGCGGTAAAAACCGCCGATTTGTGGTGCAAATGGTCGGTTACGGTGAAAATGGCGAACGCTGGTTGATTGACCGCTATAACATCTCACATACTTTGCCCGACAGTGATGGCGTGATTGAAAAAATTGACCCTCGTATTCCCGATGATTGGTACATACTGATTTCGGACGTACTAGAAAAACGCTACCCACTTGCCCACAATCCAAACCACTTTATGCCGATTTTGGCGATGGCGGTGGACAGTGGCGGTGAAGATGGGGTAACCGATAACGCCTACCAATTTTGGCGCAAATGCCGCCGAGATGGCTATGCGAAACGAGTCTATTTAGTCAAAGGCGACAGCACCAAACGGCAAAAGCTGATTACCAAAACTTACCCCGACAATACCGCACGAAGTGACCGCCACTCCTCCGCACGGGGCGATGTGCCGTTGTACTTGCTCCAAACCGACTACCTCAAAGATCGGATTAACAACGCCCTGTTCCGTGATACGGTGGGGGCGAACTACATCCACTTCCCCGACTGGCTAGGTGAATGGTTTTTTAACGAATTGACCTACGAAGAACGAGGAGCGGACGGCAAATGGCGGAAACCGGGCAAAGGCAATAACGAAGCCTTCGACCTGTTCTGCTATGCCCACGCCATTGCAATTTTACGAGGCTACGAACGAATCAAATGGGGCGATGAAAACGATGTGCCAAGCTGGGCAAAACTGCCCGACATCAACCCTAATATCATTCGGGAAACGCCAAGAACGGCTGAACAAGCGGTCGAAATTGAAGAAAAATCCGAAAAACCACAACCTAAACCCACCAAAGCAAAAAGCAGTTGGTTAAGTGGTGGCGGTAGAAAAACAGGAGGCTGGCTATGAGCCTTTACACCATAGACGAGCTTAAACAAAAAATCCGCACGCTTGATGAAAAAATCGAAACCGCCCAAAGCCAAGTGAGCTTTAATGGTCGGTCGGTTTCATATCAAGTGGCGGAACTAACCAAACAGCGTGATCGCTATCAAACAATGCTGGATGAACAACTTGCCCAAAGCGGGCAACGCACCAAACAGCATCGAATTAAATATGCGAGGTTTATTTGATGAACTTCCTCGAAAAAACCATTGCCACCCTTTCCCCGAAATGGGCGGCAAATCGCTCTCGAAATCGCTATGTGCTAAATGCCTATGAGGCGGCACAGCCTAGCCGAACCCATAAGGCAAGCCGAGAGAGCAAAGGGGCAAACTCTACTGTTCGCCAAAGTGCGGTCAGCCTACGGGAACAAGCCCGAGCCTTAGACCAAAATCACGATATTGTGATCGGCATTCTCGACAAAATGGAAGAGCGGGTGATTGGCTCAAAAGGCATTCATATTGAACCGCAGCCGCTGACGTTGGCAGGTGAAGTCCACGAAGAATTAGCTGGGCAAATCCGAAAGCTGTGGGCGGAATGGTCGGTGAAACCTGATGTGACGGGATTATACACTCGCCCATTGCTAGAACGAATGCTACTTCGGACTTGGCTACGAGACGGCGAAGTCTTTGTTCAGTTGGTGAAAGGCAAGGTGGCAGGGTTAGAACACGGCTCACAGGTTGCTTTTTCCCTTGAAGCCTTAGAGCCGGATTTTGTGCCAATGCAATCCGATGAGGCAAAAAACGGCTTGGTGCAAGGCGTGTTTCTCAATGCGTGGCGGAAGCCGACTGCTTACCAAGTCTATTTAGACAATCCGCAAGAAAGCAACGGAATGTACGGCAAAGTGAAAACCGTGCCGGCAGACAATATGTTGCACCTCGCCTTTCGCAAGCGGTTACATCAAATTCGTGGTGTAAGTATGTTGCACGGTGTGATTGTGCGATTGGCGGATCTGAAAGAATACGAAGAGAGCGAACGAGTTGCCGCTCGCATTGCCGCCGCAATGACGATGTACATTAAAAAAGGCGATGCGGCACTGTATGATGACGACAGTAACAGCGATGGCGAACGCCTGTTTGATATTGCCCCCGGTGCGGTGATTGATGATTTAAAACCGGGTGAAGACATCGGCTTAATCAATTCCAACCGCCCGAATGTGAATTTGGAAACTTTCCGCAATGGACAACTGCGAGCCACTGCCGCCGGTACTCGTTCGAGCTATTCCAGCATCGCCCGAGACTACAACGGCACTTACTCTGCACAGCGACAAGAGCTGGTTGAAAGTTTTGAAGGTTATGCGGTGCTACAAGATGCGTTTGTGGCGGCAATCAGCCGCCCGATTTATCGGGAATGGCTCAAAATGGCAATCGCCTCACAAGCGATCAAACTGCCGCCTGATATTGACCAAAACTCTCTCTTTAATGCGGTTTATTCAGGTCCTGTAATGCCGTGGATTGACCCAATCAAAGAGGCGAATGCGTGGAAAGAACGAATTAAAGGCGGTTTAGCCACCGAAGGGCAAGCAATCCGAGCCAGTGGCAATAACCCAGCCGAAGTCAAACGGCAACGAATTGTCGAGATCAAAGAAAATCAAGCCGAAGGGCTAAAATTTGATACCGATCTCACCAATTACGGTGGGCAGGATAAATCTTTCTCCAATCAAAAAGATGAAATTAACGAAGATGAATAACAGGAGGGTGCGTGAAAACGTGGTTCAACATTCAAGCCAAAGCGAATGACACCGCCGAAATCTCAATTTTTGACGAAATCGGCTTTTGGGGTGTCACCGCCCAACAATTTGCTAAAGACTTAAAAGCCCTTGGCAACAATTTAAAACAAATCAATCTGCATATCCACTCGCCCGGTGGTGATGTGTTTGACGGCATTGCCATTTACAACCTGCTAAAAAATCACCCTGCTAACAAGACCGTCTATATTGACGGTCTTGCCGCATCAATGGCTAGCGTAATTGCAATGGCAGGTGATGAAATCATTATGCCTGAAAACGCTATGATGATGATCCACAAACCGTGGGGCATTCAAGGCGGTGATGCGGATGATATGCGTAAATATGCGGATTTACTGGATAAGGTTGAAAGTACACTGATTATGGCGTATGTCGCCAAAACAGGTAAATACGAAACCGATTTGGCAGAAATGCTGAAAGAAGAAACTTGGCTCACAGGCAAAGAGTGCGTGGAGCAAGGTTTCGCCGATAAGTTAGCCGAACCCCTTGTGGCGATGGCTTGTATCCAATCCAAAAAATTAGAGGACTACACAAAAATGCCTGACAAAATCAAAAATATGCTATTCGCACCACAAGGCAACGCAGGTGCAAATCCAAAACATGAACAACCTCAAACACCACCACAAGCGGGTGAAAATCCGCAAAATGTGGCAAAACCTGATGCAATGGTGGCATTAGCCCAACGCAATGCAACGATTAAAGCGACCTTTGCCGCTTTCGGCACACAATTTGACGGCTTGCTGGCAGAATGTTTAGCTGATGTGTCAATGACCGCTGAGCAAGCCAAAGACAAGCTCCTTGCCAAACTGGGCGAAAACACCACCCCAAGCGTACCGCAAAACCACATTCACGCAGGTAACGGTAACATCGTTGGCGACAGCGTGAAGCAGTCGTTAATGGCTCGTGCTGGTCAAGATACCGACAAAACCAACGCAAGAGATAATGCCTACAATGCAATGACCTTGCGTGAGTTGGCTCGTGCCTCATTGGTTGATCGTGGCGTGGGTATTGCGGGCTACACCCCAATGCAGATGGTCGGTCTTGCCTTTACTCATTCGAGCTCCGACTTCGGTCAAATCTTGATTGATGTGGCTCATAAATCCCTACTCAAAGGCTGGGAAACCGCTACCGAAAACTACGAGCAGTTTACCACCCGTGGCACTCTTACTGACTTCCGACCGGCAAAACGAGTCGGTTTAGGTGAGTTTGGCTACCTGCCGGAAGTGGGCGAAGGTGAAGAATACACCTACGGCACAATCGGTGATGAAGGTGCATCTGTTGCATTGGCGACTTACGGACAACTGTTTAGCATTACCCGTCAGGCGATTATCAATGACGATATGCATCTTTTAACTAAAATCCCTGAGAAAATGGGTGCAGCAGCCAAAGCGACTATTACCAAACTGGTGTTTGCCTTGATTACCGGCAATGCGACAGCCCAAGACGGTAAAAAGCTGTTTGATGCTACACATAAAAACAGCTTAACGGGTGCGGCATTGAATGTGGAAAACATTGACAAGGCAATCCAGTTAATGAATGGCTTTGTAAACAGCCGTGGTGAACCGCTCTCTATTGAGCCAGAATTTATGCTGTTACCAACCTCATTGCATACCAAAGCAAAACAGATTCTTGGTTCGTCAAGCGTGGAAGGTGCAGACATCAACAGCGGTATCATTAACCCGATCCGTGATATTGTCAGCCCGATTAAATCGCCTCGCTTACAAATTGCAGATCCGAAATCATGGTACTTGCTCAATAAAGAGGCGATTGAAGTCTCTTATCTGGACGGGGTGGATAGCCCTTACATCGAGCAACAGCACGGCTTTACGGTGGACGGTGTTTCGACCAAAGTCCGTATCGATGCTGGTGTGAATGTGATTGACTACCGTGGTGTGGTGAAAGTGACCAACGCTTAATTTAAACAATTTAAAACCTGACCGCACTTTTAACAGTGCGGTTTTTTATTATCCGAAAAAAGGAAAAAGAGATATGGCTAAAAACTATATTCAAGACGGCAATACCGTGCGTTTAACTGCAACCAAAGCGATTACTTCCGGCGATGTCATTGTGGCGGAGGATTTAATTGCGATTGCGGTTTCTGATGCGGCAAAAAATGATGCAGTAGTTGGCTTAACTACCGGTGTTTTTAGCGTAAAAGCTAAACAAGCAGATGACATCAAACAAGGTGCAGTGTTGTACTGGTCTGAAACAGAGGGCGCAACTCTCACCGCAGGCTCAAATAAACGACTTGGCATTGCGTGGAAAGACTCTGGCACATCATCTAATCAAGTTGATGTGAAAATCAATGTCTAGCCCGTTTGAGCAGGCAATAGCTGCCGCCGATCAAACTATTCAGCAAACTATGATGAGTGAGTGGTTGATTGGCGGCAAGCCTTACCCTGCAACTTTTGATGAAGCCCCCGCTATTTTTAACGGTTTACACTCAACCGATGACAGAGCTATTCACGGCACGGAACGCACACTGACCCTATTTCGGGCGAGTGGCTACAAACCGAGATTGGACGACCGAGTGAGCGGAAATGGCAAGAAATACCTTGTTAAATCCTATCACTTTGTCGATCAGTTAATCGTATTGCAATTGGAGTAAACAATGGGTTCTCAAGTGACCGGTTTAAAAGAACTGCAAGCCTCCCTGAAAAAAATAGCTAGGCAAACCGTACCTAAAGCAGCCGCTCAAGCAATCCGTACTGTTGGGCGGCAAGCAATGAATAAGGCGGTTAAATCGGTGGCGGCAGAGATTGGCGTAAATCAAAAGACAATCAAAGGTAGAGCAAAAATGACGGCAAAGCCCACGCCGTCAAGATTGCAAGCCACGATTAAGGTTAATCGATCACATATGCCGATGATTCGGGTACTAGAGCGCAAGTCCAACCGCCTGTCACCCACCAAAGGCAGTATTAGAGTTGGGAAACACACTGTACAACGTGGTTTTCGCCAACGACTCGCCAATGGGCGAACGCACATTATGTACCGGCAAGGTCGTAAGCGTTACGGCATTGATGTAGCAAAAGTGCCGTTATCCCAACCACTTACACAAGCATTTGATCGAGAATTGAAAAACTATCCCGAACAAGTGCAAGCGGAATTAGCTAAACAAATTGCGGGGAAATTATGAAAATCCACACAAAAATCCGAAAAGAAGTCCTTGAATTATTACAGACTAAATTGCCGGAAATTGATAATTTTTATAACGGGCTGCCAACTTTTATTGATATTGAGGAGGAACAACTTGCAGTATCGGTTTATCTCGATGATATCAGTCTGCAAGAAATAACTGTTTGTAATAATCAATGGGACGCCAAGCTCAATATTACAATCCATCTGAAATCTACCGAGAGTGCAGAAGATGAATTAGACGAATGGGCGGAAAAAATTCGTGAAATTATCGATGATTATCCCGAATTTGAGCATTTAGAGTCAGTCGCGCTCTCTCAGTATCAATATGAGCAAGACCAGAATCAGCGTACGTGGCACATGGCGACATTAATCTTTGATGTTGAGTATTAAACAAATAATCTCTATAGGAGACTTAAAATGGCAAAAACAACAAAAGTCCAAGGCACGAAATTTAGAATTAGCGTTGGACGTGAGGCTCAAAAAGCAATTACCGCAATTAACTTAAATACTGCTACTCTAACGATTGCATCCTCAGGCTATAAAAAAGGTGATGCAATCGAGCTTACAGGTTGTGGTCAATTAGATGGTATCTACCCGGTGTTATCAGTAACTACCGATCAGGTAAAATTATGCGAAGAAGTGAACTGGACAGGTAAAGATTTACCAGCTAATTACACCAAAGCCAAGGCGGCACTAGTGCAATACTCGGAGCAATTCTGCGCGGTAAAAAACATTGAAAAATCTGATGATACTTTGAGTACCGAAGATGTAACAACGGTTTGTTCAGAGGGCACAGAAACCGAGCCGGGTGAAATTGAATTTGGTTCGATCAAACTCAGTTTCTTCCACAAGCCTACTACCGAAATGCAAACCCGATTGCGCAAACTCTTTTACGACAAATCCACCTTTGCCTACAAACTGGAACTACCGGATAACCATGGCACGACCTATGGCGAAGGCTTTATTGAGGCCGGCAACGGTTTCTCGGGCGAAGTTAAGGGTAAGTATGAAGGCTCTGTATCTATTAAGCCAAGCAAACGCGACTACTTATTAGTTTAATTGCAAAAAAACCATAAAATTCGACCGTTTGTAGAAATAACAAGCGGTCTTTTTATATCAGAATTTTACAAAAGGAACGAACAATGACACTGCGTGAGAAACTCCTTGCTAATAAACCAAAATTGCAACCTATCGAAATCAACGGCGAGACCTACTACCTGCGTGAAGCTACTGTTGGTGATATGAACAAGCAGATTTTTGAAACCCGAAGCTGGCTCATTCAACAAGCTGAACAAGAAAATGTTGAATTACCGGCAGAAGATGATGAAACCTTTGATGAGGCTCTCAACCGTTTTGGCGAAAAATACCGCCTTGCTCAATCGGTTGCCTACCGCTTATGTGATGAAAACGGTGTATTACTGTTTAATCCTCTCGACATTAACGATCTGAATGCCATTGCCGAATTAGACAGTAAAGTGATTATCGACTTTAACCAAGCCGTGTCCGCCCCAAAAGACTCAGCGAGCGAAGAAAGTTCCAAATAACCCTTTCGCTCGCACTGGGTAAAACACTTGAAGAAATCGAACAAATGCCCGAACGCCACTTTGCCGAATATCGGCTTTTCTACCAAGAACAGCCTTTCGGCTTATGGCGAGACGATTACCGCACCGCCCAACTTGCCCACTTAACCGCAATGTTCAACCGTGATCCGAAAGGCAAAGCTCCAAAATTAGCGGAGTTTATGCCGTTTTTTAATCGGACAGATGAGGTGGAGGAAATAGAAGATGATGGTGTGGCAGATTATTTGGCGAAAAGGTAAAGAAAACAGCTTGAAATTCCTTGCTCTTGGATATATATTTCCTCAAAGAGAAGGAGGGAAGTATGTTTGAAGCACTAGACCGTTTTATGATTAATACGATTAAAATTGCAATTATTGTATTTTTGGTCGCTTGCATCTTTATTAGTATGCCGAACTGGTGGATAGCTTCTATCTTAGTACTTTTCCCGACTGCCTATTTGCTTGATAAATACTGGTGGCGAAATACCGAAATGTATCGCCGCAAAATGGATAAATTAGTTGAAGAGATGAAAAATAATCGTCAAATCTAAATTAACATCAATTCTAGCCCGCTTTATGCGGGCTTTTTATTTGGGGTGAAAAAGTGAGTAGCTCAAACAGATTAACTATTACCTTAGATGTAGAAAATTCTAAGTTACTAGCTGGATTCGCACAATCTGATACAGTAGCAAATAAGTTTGCTCGCAGCTTCATTGTGAATATGGATCAGGCTCAGCAAAAAGCACGTCAATTTGCTGATAGATCGACAAAATATCTAAAAAATATTGAACAAGCAGCAAATAATCTTAATAGCTCTGTATCAAAAGAACGTTTTTGGCAAATTGCAAATCGGTTGCAATTCCCGACAAGTAAAGTGATTAGTTATGCCAATAGCTACACCGAACTCGGTAATAAACTCAAATTAGTCACCGAAAGTGAATCCCAACACGCCCGAGCAATGGCGGCGGTGTATGATATTTCGCTCAAAACCGCCCAATCTACACAGGCAACCTCTTCGGTTTATCAGACCTTTGCTCAAAATGCAAAACAGCTCGGTATTTCTCAAAACGATGTGGCAAAACTAACGGAAACGGTGGCGAAATCAGTGGCGATCTCTGGTGCAAGTTCGGCAACCGCTTCAAACGCCCTAGTGCAATTCAGCCAATCGTTGTTAATGGGTAAGCTCAAAGCCCAAGAATTTAACTCATTGATGACCCAAACACCGTCTGTTATTCAGGCGATTGCCAAAGGGTTAGGAATTACTACTGCCGAACTTAAAGCAATGGTGGATAACGGTGAGATGTCGGCTGAAAAAATGATTGAGGGGCTAAAAAAAGCAGAGAGTTATGTAAACGGACAGTACGCCAAAACAACCACTACAATTAGTGGAGCAATGCAAAATCTTTCAACTGCGGCTGAAAAGTGGGTTGGCGAAATGGATAGTACCGTTGGTGTGTCACAGAAAGCCGTTGCCGTTCTGAATGCGTTAAATGCTAATTTTGACACGGTTGCTAAAACGGTACTTGTCGCCGGTGGAGCCTTTGCTCTTTTTAAAGGCTATATGAATGTACGCCCATTTATCGAGTCAAGAGCGGCTATTTATGAAAATCAAAAAGCAATTATTGCTGAAAATCAAGCCCGCCAACAGGCAATGGCGATTCGTCAGCAAGAGTTAGTAGGACTGTCTCAACAAACCGCTTTAAAACTGGAACAAACATTACAAACCTACAATCAAAATAAAGCCGAATTAGAGGCAATTGCAGTTAAACAGCAGAAAATTACAAAAGAACGGGAAGAAATCGCAGTGGCAATTCAAGCGGCTGCAACTCGTTCGGAAAGATTAGCGTTATCCGCCGAATTACAAGCCTTAGATCAAAAGGAAATCACGCTCGGACAACAGAAAATAGCGGTTGAACGCCAGCAAATTGCAGCAAAGCAGGCTCTCAAAGTGGCGTATGCTGAAAATGCGGTTGCTCAAAGTGCAATGAGTGCAGGTATGATCACAGCAACCACAACAACCAGAGCAATGAATGGTGTTTTAGCGGCTGCAAGAGCTGAATTGAATTTACTGAAAGCAGCAGCACTGTCTAACCCATTAATGACACTCGCAATGGTGGCTACAACTGCCGGTACTGCCCTTTGGGGATTTTTTGAAAGTCAAAAAGCAGCTCGTGAAGAAGCCCTCCGCTACGCTGACAGCTTAGACTCTGTTCGAGTCAATATCGAAAAAATGACTAAGGCTCAAACTGATGCAGAAATGGTTAAATTGTCTCGTTCGATCAAAGAACAGGAAACAGCATTAGCTAATCTGAAACAACGCCAAGCTGAACTTACACGAGAAATAGAGCAAGGAGCTACGGTTTATGAGGATGCGTTTGCCGGCACTGTGCGTGTTACGATGAGTGCGGAAGAGCTTGCGAAAAAACAAGAAGAATTAACATTAGTTACTGCTGATGCTGAAAAAGCTCAAAAAACCTTGAATTCTAGCTTAGAGGCTCAAGAAGCCTTAAAAGCTCATATTCCGATTGCTAACCTACGAGAGGAATTTGTTAAATTATATCCTCACATTGATGAAAGCCAAATCAAAGTTGATGGCTTAAATATTGCTATCGGTAATTTTACCGTCAAATCACCGGAGATGGTTATTGCTACTAATAACATTGCTAATGCTCTTGGTGGCGTTGCCGGAGAGGCTATGAGAGCGGCTATTCTAGTCGCTAATCTGTCAAGTATGAAGCTGGATGCTAACGGTGCTGCAATTATCGATCCTAAACATCTTGAAAAAATCGAGCAAATTGAACGTAACAATGCGATTGGTTCGGCTAAAGGTAAAGATAAAATCGCATTGCAAGTAAAAGACGCTCTGATTAAATCAGGTATGAAAGAGGGCGATGCCGGATACGAGCGACTAAAAGCAGCATATGAGCAACAATTTACGTTGCAAAATGCCCCTAAGGGCAAGGGTGGAAAAACCAAAGCCGAAAAAGAGGCAGAAAAAGCGGCTAAAAAGCAACAAAGTTATCAAAACCAAGTGGCGGAGATGACAAATCGTTTGGCAGGCTTAAAAGCCAATGCTTCAGATATCGCGATTTTCGGGCAAGTCTCCGACTACCAAGAAGTGCGTAAACTGACTGAAGATATTGCGATCAATGCCGAAAAATACAAAGGCTACGGTGAGCAAGGTGTCGCAAGGCTTAAAGAGTTAGCCAGTCAGTTAGAGTCCGCCCAGCAACAAGTCGCTATTTCTCAATTTGCCTACAATGGCGGTGAGAAACTCAAAGCAATGGAGTTTGAATTAACCTTGCTCGGTAAAACCCGCCAAGAGCAAGAGTTAATGCAGTACAACCACGAATTAGATCTTGAAGCAGCTCGGCTCAAAATCGGTATGGCTGATGAAAATATTGCGAAGTTAGACCAGGAAATCGTTAAGCTAAAAGAACGTCGAGCGGAAATCCAAGCACAAGCAGAACAAGCTCGTGGCAGCTTTAAACAAGGTATGTTAGATGGTTTGAATAATATCGAAGCTGATGTCAGCAATGTAGCGGCAAATGTTGCCAATATTACTCAAAATACCTTTGACGGTATGGCGGATAGCTTGACTAATTTTGTGATGACAGGTAAAGCGGATTTCCGTAGTTTTGCTAATTCCATATTATCTGATCTTAGCAAAATGATTATCAAAATGATGTTATTTAATGCTATCAAACAAGGTGCAACTATGTTGTTTGGCTACCAAGGACCGACTACAACGGTAAATGGTAATGCTGTTTATGGGTTAGGTACTTGGGCAACAGGTGGCTACACCGGCGATGGTGGTAAATACACCCCAGCGGGTATCGTCCACAAAGGGGAATACGTCATCACCAAAGAGGCAACCGCTCGTCTTGGTTTGGATTACCTAAACTATCTTAACTATGGCAAACGAGGGTTTTCCAGCGGTGGTGGCGTTGCTGTGCCGAGAGTGCCATCCTCATCTTATCAACCTAAATCAGCTCAAAGTAATATCAGTGTTCAGGTGATTAATAACGGAGAGCCGGTTGATGCAAAAGTCAGCCAGAAACAGCAAGGCGATCAAATGCAAATTACCGTTGAGTTAATGCGTGAAATTGCCCGACAGGAGGCAAACGGTATGATCCAAAACAACTTCAGAGCTGGAGGAGTATTTGCCTAATGGAAACATTAAAATGGTGTGTTCGCACCGATTTAGCGGTTGAAAATACCCCTGAAATAATGGAAGTCAAATTCGGCGATGGTTATACCCAACGCTCGCCCAAAGGCTTAAACAATTTATTACGAGCCTATACAGGCACAATCAAAGTGAAAAAGGGGGAACATTTAGCGGTGGAGGCATTTTTTGCCAAACATCGTGGTGTTTCCCCTTTTTACTTTAAAGATCCGTACACACAACAAAACAAAAAGGTAGTGTGTAGCAGTTGGCCCGCAAAAATGGTTGGCTTAAACCATTGGGAATTTAGTGTAACCTTTAAGGAAGTACCCTAATGCCTGTTAGCATATCCAATCAAATGAAACTCGACCTTGCCAAACTTGAGCAAAATGCAATGCTTGATTTGTACGAGGTGGACTTACGCACATTAAAGGATAAAAGCGGTAATGCTGGTTCAG